TTCGGTCACCTTTTAAAACGCCTGAAGTGTATTCGTTTGCGTCTGCAATTTGAAGACCTTCGCCGAATCCAAGTGCAACAATTGAACCGTCTGCATTTTCAACCAAACAAACAACTTCGTTTTGTGCTAATAAGTGAATTTCACTTCTTAATTCTTTGTTGTCGGATGCAAGGATCATTGACAAAGATTGCTCATAAAACAAAGTACCGTTGTCTTTATTAACTTTAATCGGTGCGGTGTACGAAGAAAGGTTTGACTTTAATTTGTAAAGAAAAGTTTCGCCAGTCACCGTCAATGTTGTCACCTCGTTCAAAGTAATATTCGAAGTCGCAACATTTCCCAATGGAAACAACAAAACGCTTTTGATGCCACCTTTTCCGTTTGTACATGTCCGGTCATTATAGCCGGATGTCATTTCACAAGACATATTTTTTTTAGTTTAATGAAGGCCGGTTGCCCGGCCGTCGTGATTATTAATTTATTTAATTAGCTTGGTGAAGATGTACCGTTCCAAACTCCGATTTGATTCAAGAAAGGAACTTGAACGCCCGCTCTAAACTTAGAACGAAGATAAATCAAGTCATCGTCGAATGAATACCATAAATCGTATGATTCGAAATCAGAAGATAAATCAGTTCCGAAGATGAAATGTGAAGAACGACCAGTGTAAATGTTATCAGTTCCGTTCAATCCGTTCACCTTAACAACTCGCATGTTTGTTCCCGGTAACAACAATTCGTTCATTGTTGCGAATTCACCTGGATTGAAAGAATAAAGATTCAAGTCAACTAAATTCTTTAATAAAAAGTTGAATGATTCACGACCAGTGAAACAAATGAATTCTTCGCCTTCCGCTACGTTCGCCGGTGTGTTTGTGAATGCTTCATAAAAAACATCGTAAGCGTTTGACGCGGTGATTGCAGCAACCGCCGATGTATTCAAGTTCACACAACCGTTTGCAGTTGTTAAGAACTGACGGAATCCGTTCATGAACGCAAGGTTTCCAGAACCAGTCGCGATGTTTCCGTTCCAAATTAATTTGTCTAATTCACGAGCATGAAGCTTCAATAAATAATCAGTTATTTGCGCTTCGAAAGGAAGTGTTTTGTCTTCGGCCATTGCGCCAGGTGCAAGCGCTATTTGCGCCCAAAAACCGGCAAGGTCTTTTTGACAAAAACTTTTCATGTAGCCAATAGTTTGAACCGAAATGTCACGTTGAGTGAACACGGTGTCGCCGTTTGGTGTCATTGCACAATCAGCAGTTTGATAAACGATTGAATCGTCCATTAAATTCAACGCTTCAGTTCCTTTGATTCCTTGTTGGATTGCGATGTAAGTTAATGTTTCCGCTTCAGTAACCGATCTAACGATTAATTCTTCGCGTGTTTCGTCGGTGTATGGCGATAAACCCAACACGTCATAATCAAATGAATTTTTGATGTATTTTTTTAGTGACATTTTATTTATTTTTATTATTTTTTAACCATAATTGTTTGGCTGTCAAGTTGCCAACTTTTGCGAATTTTTCGCTTTCGGATGTCGTGTTAATTGGTGCGGACTTAAAGGACTCGAAATCTCCTTTTAATGTCGCAACTTCTTTCGACAAATTGTTGTTTTGGTCTGCAATAATTTTCATCATTTCGGCAACCGCTTCGATGCTTGATGCGAATGATTCCAACTTCGCGTTGATAATGCTTTCAACTTTTTCCGTTGACATAGCTTCGGCAACAACTTCTTCAACAACAACTTCTTCTTCTTCGGTTGTTCTTTCGTCAATTATTTCAACGATTATTCCATTGGCATCAACAACAACCGAAACGCCTTCAAGGTCACCGCTCAAAGCGTGCGTTCCTTCCGGTGCTGGTATTGTTTCCGTTTCCGTAACTACGAAAAGCGGTTGACCAACTTCAAAAACATCAAATTCAACGATTGTTCCGTCGATTAAAGTAGCTTGTTCAAATTTCATTGACGCGGTTGCGAATGATTGTTTCATTTCGGCAATAAGGTCAAGAACTTTTTTAAAATTTTTGTTCATGGTATTTCTTTTATATCTATATTATATTTATCTGTTCGAAATTTCTCGAACATATTGATTGATTTTGCTTTTTTGAATCGCAGTTGTTGACCGATTCATCAAAATTGTTTCCGCATCTTCTTTCAAAGAATCAACATCCCTTTGCGAATATTGGTTTTCTTCAATGATTAAATCGTTCGCTTCAATTTTAGCATATAATTTGTCGATTTCAATTGACAAGAAATCATTTTTTTTGCTTGCATTTTTAGACATTGCCTTTTTTGTAAAGTAATTTTGAAATGATCTTAAAACATTTTTATAATCAGCCATTTATTTGTAATTTTAATTTTAATAATTCGTTAAAAATCAAGGACATTTCTTGTTCTTCTTTCGTGTCAATCAAATTGAAAACTCCTTCAATTGAGAATCCATTAAATTCGCCGTTCTTCGCCTTGTCAAATAAATCTTTGTCGGTCACTTTATAAGAAACAATCCAAGATCCGTCATTCGCGTCTTTGAATCGTTCAGGTGCGGTGAATCCTTTTGCCGAATCAATTTGATATGAATGAATCATGAAGATTGATTTGACGATTCGATTTGGATTGTGTTCTAAATTTACGTTGTTGAAATTGTCGTTCCTGGCGTAATCAAAAATAATGTCCTTGATCGCTTGCTTTGTGAAAACAACATAATATTCATCGCCGGTTTCTTGGTCGAATCGATAAATCGGCGTATCGGCTGAAATGGCGATTCCGGTGATCACTTGTTCTTCGTCGTTGAATTCGAATCGTTGTTGTTTCGAAAATGTCATGAAGTTCTTTTCGTGCGCTGGCATTGAAACAAGTGAATTAAAAGACACGGTTGTTTGATCGTCATCTAAATCAATAAAGATTTCGTAAATTGGAATTTCTTTCTTCATATTTATTATGTAATTTTGTTCGATGAATTTTGTCTTTCCTTATAAAAAACGAACTTCGGATTTTGAAATGATTCAATCAATCCGTTGGATTCGAATGTCTTTTCCCAAAGCAAAAGTTTTCACAATTGGCGACATTGTTCCAGGTGCTGAAAATATTCCTTGCAAACAATTCAATAACATTCGCGGTGTTGATGTCACAAATCGAATCTTAACTTTTGCGAATCAAGTCGGCGGAAAGTTTATATATATGAATGACGATTTTTTTGTGACCGCGAAGCTTCGTGCGGACATTCCAATTTATAACGGCGATTTGGCAATCAATGACATTCATCCAACACATTATCAAATCGCTGCAAAAAACACGATTGATTTCTTGGAATATTTCGGACATCCAATTAAAAACTTTGAAACACATTCGCCGGTTCTTATGGATTCGAAAAAATTAATCAAAACTTTTGACCAATTAAATTGGAAAGAAGACAACCATTTCATCAAGTCAATTTATTTGAACGTCAATCAACCAAAAGAAACGCGAGCCGGAACGAATTTAAAACTTTCGAAATGCGATATTCCAAAAGCCGAACAATTCCTTCGCGAATATGGATGCTTTTCCACTGGCGATGACTTCATAAATTCGGTTGGTTCAAACTGGATTAAAAACTTGACTTTGATTCTTGAAGCGCCACCTTGTTTTGAGTAGACGAAATGTCGTTTTCCAAAACAAAGACTTGAACCGGTGCGGTAACCGTTTGACCGCCCGTCAATCCGGTTGTTGACGTTTGTGTTGTCGGTTGCGATGTGAACGAAGACGCGCTTGTTCCGGCAAGTCCACCGCCACCACTACTGGAAACGCTCGGCATTGTCGGCATTGTTCCGCCTTGATATTTTTGATTAATAATTGCGAGCGCTTGCGTTGTTCCGATAATTCCGGCCGTTGCTATTGCAGCGATTCCAGCCGGTGACGGTGGTGGCCCGAATTCCGCGATTCCTTTCACGATAGCCGATGCCGTATTGATTCCAACTTCGGCAAGCTTTATCGCTTTGTCGCGGTTGAATTTCGCGCGGTTGATTTTATCTTCTTTGTTGAAAGCATCCAGTTGAACCGCGTATTTTTGTTTTGCGAACTTTTCTTCAATGCCGGTCTTTTGTTCGGCCGTCAATCCTTCAGCATTTAATTCCGCTTGTTGTTTCGCGTCAAGATTCAAAAGGTCTTCGTCACGTTCTTTGTTAATCTTGTTGATTCGTGCCGTGCCGATTTCGTTCAACAACTCGTTGACCATTTTTATTTTTTCAAGCGCGTCTTCAGCCTTCGCGATTCCGGCGCTGATTGTTTTTAATTCTTCTTCGCGCTCTTTCTTTGTCGCTTCGGTTGCTGTTTCGGTTGCTTTTTTATTGATGTCTGCAATTGCTTTGACTTTCTTTTTTTCAAGTTCAATCATTGCTTTGTCGTGTTCTTCTTGTGTAATTTTTTCATTTTCATTTTCCGATAAAAGAAGTTTATCAAGTTCTTTCGCTTGTTCGTCAAATAAATTTATTTCGTTTTGAATCGCCAATTGTGTTTCGTTCAATAAAATTGCATTCAATAATTTTGCGCGATTTTTTCTTTTGGTTTCATTTTCCGCCTCTTTATCAGTTTGAATCTTTAAATATTTATTATTGATTTCTTGAATTTTTATTAATCGTTCGGCTTCGGTAATATCCTTTTGATCAAATGATTTGTTGATGTCGTCAATTTCTAATTCTTGAGCGGTTAAATTCAAACGTCTTTTATCGTCAATCAGTTTTTCCGTTGTCAATGTCATCAAATTATTTTCAGCATCGGAAAAGTTTTTCGAACCGGTTTCCATTATCAATGCTAATTCTTTTCGATAATCTTCTTCTTTGATTTTTCCGGTTTTAAACTTTTCATCTAATGCATCAAGTTCCGTTTTATTTGATTTCTTGATTAAATTATCTCTAAAATCTCCGTAAGTTTCTTCAAGAATAGCCAATTGTTTTGATTTTCCTTCGACCATCATGGCAATCTTTAAATCTTCAGCGCTTTCAGTTGCTTCGATGTCGCGTGCTAATTTATCTTTTAAGATATTTAAAGATTTTTGCAAGGCGTCGTTTTGATCGTTTACAGCACCGGTAACTTTTTCAACCGCTACTTTTGTGACTGGAACTTGTTCGACATATTTTTTCCCTTCATTTGTTATTCCAGCAATTTTCTTTCCGGCGTCATTTGCTGATTTTCCAAAACTTTCAAAAGACAATTTCGCCGCTGCTTGATCTTTAATTGTTTGCGCTATAATTGCCCTTTGATTTTCCGCGTTTTTTGTAGCTTGTTCATTTACCAAAACATCAACAACAACTTTTTCTTCGACGGTTTTTTTTGTTTTTCCAGCGCCTTCGTTAACCGCCTTGTTCAATAAATCTTGACTTGTTTTTAATTTTAAAGCCAATGCATCTTGCTTTTCTAAATTTGCAATAATAGCTTTTTCGTTTTTTTGTAGTTCATATTTCGCGCGTTGATATACCAGGTAATTTGCCAATTCTACATTCAAAGCATTTTGGAATTTTGCTTCGCTCGAAATATTTGCCAATGTTACACCATAACGATCATTGGCTTCTTTCATTAAAGTTTTTCTTTCCTTACTCCCGGCGTTCGTGTCTTTCAATCTTGAAATTAACAAAGCAAATGATCCACTTTCTTTCGCAACTTCTTGACGTTGTTCGTCGGCTGCCGCCGCCGCTTGTTTTGTTCGTTCCTCTAATTCTTTTTGCTTGGCCGATGTAAAGCCAAGAAAATTTCCAACCGATTCCAAATTGGAAACTAAATAACCCAGACCAATAATCAACGCTCCGATTCCAGTTCCAATCAATGCAGTTTTAAAAACTTTCATTGCCGCCGTCGCTCCGGTTGTTGCCGTTGCCGTTGCTACGGTTGACGTAGCCAAAACACCCTCGCCGGCCGCTTGTTCAAGTGTTACGGTTGTGGTGTCTTTTATTAAAAATTGTTTTACCTTTTCAAGTC